ATTATGAGCACATCCACGGAGAGCATGATCGGGTTTTTGAACAGATTCTATATAAAGATCCAATCCCCGATTCCATTTTTGATTTTGATCTTCACCATCATCAATTACGTTTTGATCTTTCATCCAAAAAATAACTCCAGGTTTACAGTCTTCTCAACGTTCCAACCAATAGAATCCAAGATTACTTTGACTGGTTCCAAGAAAGCTTTCTCAAATTGTAAGTCATAATCAATATATTTGTCAATACCTAATTCTGTAGGAAAATCTGAAATAAAAGAAATAACATTCTCCCTAATAGGATTGGCTTTCTTAAGATAACAGAATTTAATCTTCTCACCATTATTAATCAAAGAATATTTATTATCTAATTTCTTCTCCTTTATATAATGATTATATAAAAGAGATCCTCTAACATGAATAGGTTTTGCAACCTTTCTAGTCTTATTTGTTTTCTCATCTGTAGTATAAGTATCTTGACCAAACTTATGCTTGGTTACATCATTGACTGTCCTAGGAAAAGCAATGTCTTCTGGAGGAAGTGTTTTAAACTTTGCCCTAGCGTCCTCAATAAAATTAATCACATCTTCTTCCGTGCCGCTCATCATAAGATGAAGAGCATCTTTAATCATCTTCCTACAAGGAGCAGGTGTTGAGGATTTAACTGCCTCAATACCCATCATCTTTAACTTAGGTTCTTCATACCTAACTCCTTCACTATCCCATACGTTAAGAATATACCTCTTCTTAGCAGTCCAGATACCCCTCTCAGCAATGTTCTCTCGCTTCATGAACATCTTCTGATCATAGGCATTCACATAAGACGCCAGTTCCTCATAGGATTTATCAATAAAGGGTTCCAATTTATCTTGGCAAATCTGGTCAAGAATGGAAACAATCTTAGCCTTATCATCAATTTTATGACTAAAAAATTTATCAACAAGAGGTCCGAAATTGATGTATACTGAATCAGTATCTGATGCCACCACATAATCCACTCCCTCCGTACTAATTAACTTATTCAAGTAGGTATTTATGCGGTTCTCTATCCATCTGATAGATACCTGACCAGAAAGTGTAATAGCTTCAGCATTCTCCAACTTATAATACCTAAAATACTGGTTGCCGACAGCACCATAAGCAGAATTAAGTGAAATCTTCTTAGCCATCTGAATGTTATTACATCTAGCAATTTCCTTCTCCAATGCTTTAGTTGGTGTCTTCTCATATTGTTGTTTGGCAACTAACATTCTATCTTTGAAGATGACTCTTTCTGCATACATCTTCTCCATTAATTCAGGAAGGAATCCCTTTACATCCTTCCTATATTGTGCGCCATTGGCACAAGTAGCATACTCACTACCAATCTCAACCTCTTGCTTTAAGAACCTTTCAACGCTTGCGCTGGGATGTCTATCCTCGGTGAGGGTTTCTGGACTGATATTGTACTGCATAATAAGATGAGGATAGAGGCTATTGAGGTCAAAACTAACAACCCAATCATACTTTCCCGGTATCGGTTCTTTGACATATGCACCTGCGTATTTGTCTGATTTGTCTGTTCTATTCTTAGGAGGAATAACAATATTTCTCTTCTTCAAATAGTTATAAATTATAGTATCCCAAGTTCTCACCTGGAACATTACGTCAATATAATTAACCTTAGCAGTATAAGCCATCGTCAAGGCTAATTCAATCAACTTCATCTTGTCTTCTAGACGGTCAACAAGTTCCACGTCAATTATGTTATAATCTACAAACTTCTTCCAGTTTCCCCTATAAAAATCCTTAAAAGTATCAAACTCCGAGTGATCTAATTTCTTCTGTCCTAATTCTACTTGAGCAATATAATCCAATCTATATGACTCTTGTGCCTTATAAGTAAACTTTTTATATAACTCAAGGTAATCTAAAGTTGTTAATCCAGCAATATCATAAACATTAAACCTTCTCCCAGTCATATACATTTCTTCATGTGTCACCAGACCCCATGGCGAAAGAAGTTTCATCTTCTTCTCTCCCATGATTCTACTAATCCTCCCACACAAGTATGGAATATCATACAAACGAACATTCCATCCAGTAATCACCTCAGGAGGATTCTTAGACCAATGATATAAAAATGAATTAAGCATTGCTATTTCATCTTCGAAATAATAATACTTTACATTATCTTGTGTGGGAGTATATGGTTTTCTTCCCCATGTAGTAATTTGTTTAGTAGTATAATCCTGCAACGAGATAGTAAGCATCTCCTCAGAGCAAGAGTCAGGATCTGGAAATCCATGCTCAGCTTGCACCTCAATATCCATTGTTACTAGTTTAATCTTACTAATATCAAACTTAATTTCTTCTTCTGGATATTTGTCCGAGATATATTGATAAACATATCTCTCATTACCATAGATATCAAACCCATCAATCTCATTATATTTCTTGTAAAATTCTCTACAATCTCTTACCGAACCAGGATGAATAGGCTCTACATTCTCTCCCTCTAAAGTTTTATATTTACTAGGTTTCTTTGATTTGACAAATAGAGTAGGAGAATATTCTTCTTTAAAAATTACCTTTTCCCCATTCTCATATCCACGTACTAGAAAGTTGTTTCCAACCATCTGAACATTAGTATAGAATCTCATTCTTTATCTAACATCTCCTCATACTTCTTAGTAAGTTTAGTATTAGGATCCACAATAGTCAAGATTTTATCCGAACTAATCATAAATGTATTTTGATTAGTTACATTCAACAACCAAGGAGCTAAGACCATCATCCCCTCTTGTATGGTAATCTTATTGTCTGATGTACTAACCACAAAAGGTTCAGTTAATTTACAATCAGGTTCACCTAACTCAGAAGTTACTTCTTCAATCTGACTCAGAATCAACTGATTGTTCATCAGTACCAACAACTTGAGATTCTTGATTTCCATCTTTTACAATACCTTTTTCGTAGATTTTTTTTAATTGGTCAATTGGTTCCACAATAGTTATAACCCATTCCGCTACTACTGGAATTTTTTGGTCTCTACTCAAAGGCATCCAGGGAGTAATCTGAATTTTATAAGGGGAAGTATGTTTTCCATCCCCAAGTGGACCAGTAATAAGTTTTACCGCTCCAGGTTGATCAAATACATATCCAACCACCTTTTCGTCAACAACCATCTCAGCAATGTCAGCTATAACATCTTCACCAGATTTTAATAGTGCTAGTTTAACAGTCATAATTACTATTTACCTCCTATTATTTTACCACAGTTTGTCCAATAACCCAAGCTTTTAATCCTTGCCTATTAATAATATCTATAGTAGATGATATTTTACCACCCACCCTCTCAGAAGGAACCACTATACAAAATCCAATACCTAGATTAAAAACATTCCTCATCTCTTTCTCTTCAATATCTCCTGCCTGCTCTATCTTATTGAATATCTCTGGTCTTTCCCAAGACCAATAATCAACATCAACAGTAAGTCCTGGAGGAAGGCACCTTGGAAGATTCTCAGGAATACCGCCACCAGTGATATGCGCCATACCCAAAAGAGGAACTTTTTTGAGCAATTCTTTTATTACAGGAGCATAGATGTGAGTAGGTGTAAGCAACTCAGGCATATCCCCAAAATAAATCTTCTGCCTCCATATCATATCATTAATTAAACTAAATCCATTACTATGAAGACCACTACTTTCTATACCAATAATAGCATCCCCTGGATAAATGTTTCTGCCATCAACTATTTGATTTTCTTCGACTACCCCTGTACAAAAACCAGCAAGATCCATATCCGCGGAACTCCCTTTACCTCCTACCTTAGGATGTTCAGCAGTCTCTCCACCTAACAACTGCATATCTGCTATCTCACATCCTTTAAGGATTCCCTGCATTACTTGACCAAGAATATCCTGATCTATTTTACCTGTAGAAATATAATCTAAAAAATATAATGGTTTAGCACCAGAACAGATTACATCATTAACACACATAGCAACTAAGTCTTCACCTATAGTTGTATAATCCCTTGCTATCTTTGCTATGTTTATCTTGGTTCCTACTCCATCAGTTCCTGAAATTAATACAGGATTTGCATATCCCTTAGGTATTCTCATCATTCCATTGAACCCACCAATAGTAGGAACAATCTTTTTAATCTTCTCCACAAAAGCATTTCCTGCTTCAATATCTACAGGATACTTCATAATCCCTCACCTTCTCTGCGTCTTTTTTCACCCGCTTCTCTCCGTAATTGAGAAGATGTTTTTTTTTTCTTTACAAACACAGGTGTTGTTCCACGTTCTCTAACCATTCTCTCTTGCTCTATCTTCCAATTAATATAATAAATGGTTGGAATACATTGCGGATTCCAACCACCAACTACTCTATCTCCACTAGGTAGATCCCATTGCTCAGCATCATCAGAAATATCAGGTGTCCACTTACCTCTAGTCCTAACAAAAAACCTTTCATCATCTGTAAGACATTCTTTTAGGCACTTCCAATGACATAATACATCATCGG